ATTTCACCTCTTCGACCATTTGAATCTGAGTTAGTACCCAAATTTTCTTTGGCGCGTAAGATTGTGTCTTTATCTGGATCAGACTCTACGATTTTCGTTAATGCCGATTCAAAATTTAAAGGTTTTCCATTAGCGTCAACTAAAATGTTGCGCTTACTAGCACCTCTAGGGTTATCAAACGCTTGAACCTGACCCTCAACTACATCGAAATGATCGCCATAAAGCTTTCTAATCTTTGCCGAAGATGGGATCAAATCATCCGATACGTATCTAGAAGAACTGAATGCACTACCGATAGTTAATTCTTCGATAACACCTTCCGCCTTCTGGTATTTGGAAACAAGATCGTCGTATTTGGTCGAAACCTCACCAACTTTTTTATCTGCTTCCTGGCGCTGCAATTCAATAATTTGTTGCTTCTCAGACTCATACTGCTCGGATAAACTTTGCTTCAATGAAGCCCAGTCACCCTTGCCTTCCAATTCTTGTTCTTGGCGCTCTTTGCGCTCCTGAACCATTTGCTTGAATAGGTCAACATCAATACCGTCGTAACTCTTGAGCTTGTTTTGAATCTCTTCAAGTTGCTTGCTCTTTACTGAGTCTGATTCAGTCAATTCTTTAATTCGTTGCTTCTTTGCCATCACCTCTTTAAGTAAAGTGTCGTCCTCTAATTTCTCAGCAGGTGCATCTTCTAATTTAGGTGTTGGGTCGCCTGTCATACCATCGTCACTACCTTCATCACCTGCTGGTGATTGAAGACGGTTCGATAGACCCATGTAAAATAATTTGTTTAAATTCATGCTAGTTAACCCTTATCCTGTCTCTCGGATATAAAGTGCGTTTAAAATTTGCTCTGTCTCTTGAGCGTTCATGTTTCGTGGCTTTAGCTAGACTTGCGCTAGTTTTTGCTATTACCGTTTTTCTTGATTCTGCTCGTTCGGTCTTGCTTTGTTGAACGGGTCTGAATCAGGATCTTTTTCACCCATCATTACATCCATTGCATCTTTCATTTCGTCAATGGCTAAGAACAATTCTTTCTTAGTTTTGTCGTCAATGAACGGGTACATCTTGGTTACGCTTCTCTTCAACTGATGTTGCTTCATGAGAAGTGGAGTAGTAATTTCTTCTAAGCGTTGTGAAATGTTTAATTCATCGCCAAAATCTCTTGTGTCGTAAGATTTTGGGTATTTAACATATTTCTCGCCTGCGTTAAGATATGCTACTGCTTTGGAGTCACCGACCCATTTCGCAACCATCTCGCACAACTTGTTTTCGAATCTTTCTAAAGACTTACCCTTGTTAGCAAGCAAGCTATTCACTCGCTCAAAGTCATAAGCTTTAGCAACTCCGCTTGAGTTATCTATACCCGAAGAGTTATCTTGCTTTGTTCTTTCACCTGCAACGCCTACGGAATGATATATTTCGTTTATAATTTGGCGAATTGCTGTGATGATTAATTCTGCTTGTTTGGGGTCAGGTGATAAGAAAAATGGAGCTGCACCACCTTCGCCGTCATACAAGAAAACTCGCTTCTTGCCGACTTCTAATATCTGGTTTCTTGAAGTGACATCCTCTTCGCTATTGCTCGTTAGTAATGCGGCTTGTGCTGGCATTGCTAGTTGAGAAAACGTCTGATCTTGAATTATCGCGTCAAGATTAGAAAGATAGTTAGCTACCGCCCGATCCAAATACGCTATGTCTTCAATCAGTGAAGATGATGTGTAGTCTTCGCTTGAGGTGATATCGTCAAGTGGAATTATCGGTACGCAACCTAAATTAGTTACACCTGACTTGGTCTGAATCAGCACCTCTTTATCGTTTGGCTCATAGACAGTCCATTGGTTTCTTTCCCACAGTCTGTATCGCGTTCTAAGCCCACCGTTTAGAGATAGAGGATCACGCTCGTCTCGATACGTTTCACGCACTAGCGCCCATATCAGCTCGCCCTCGTCGTCATATCCACAGTCTAAGAAGTCTTGAGGTTTGATGAAGTACGTATAGACTCTATAACCACTCTTTTTCAAGTCTTCTACAGAGAATACGCCTGACAAAGATACGCCTTCACTTGGCTTAGTTGTATCGACTACAACCCAAATACGCCCAAATACACTAGCCCACTTTGAATATACCGGCATTGCTTCTTCGATAGACCATTTGCGTCTTGAAGTCTTGCTCCAGAATCGCTTTAGAAATTCAGGTGCATCGTCTTTGCGAGAAATATCAGCTTTGAAAATATACTTGTTTACAAGTTCGACTATTTCTTTCGGGTGATTGAATCGATAGGCTCTTGCAACTCGATTTGCATACTCATCTTTACCTTCCTTGTGATACTTGAAGATATTTTTTTCAAACCAACCTCTGCCACCTCTGTAGGTAGCCTCTAAGAAATCCCAATGATCCAAATTATCTGCATAATCTGGATGCTTTCGAGAGCGAATAGTTTTATCAAGATGATCTGACATAAGCACCACAAGTACAATAAGTACCTGTATTGTATGTCAATACTCACATACAATCAACCTTAATCATAGTTTGAACCAAAAATAGCCAGTTTCTTAAGCGGAAACTTGTATTCTATGGCATATCCCAGAGCATCGCTCATGTGTTCCATATTTTGCTTTTTATTAATTTCAGGTGTGCCTTCTCTGTACATGGTCTGCTCCAAAGATTTAATCGTCTGATGACAATTTTTATTTACTTTAAATCTTATTTCTCCAACTGCACTTTCTAGCATTCTGCAAACCGCATTTACTCTGTCGACCACTGGCGGGGTTCTGTTTCTGCACTGTATGTTGTTAAAGCCAGCCTGTCTGAATATATCTAAGTTAGACTCGCCTCTTCCCTGCTGTCTGTGACTACCTGATGGATCGGGAAATATAATCACGTTTCTTTGCTGTTGCCAAAACTTGCGGTCAATTTCTTGACACACTTCTTCTGTATTTGAGTTGGCTAAGAATATTTCATCTACAACCCACACTTCGCCGTTTGGTTGTGGCTGCATTACGCAAGTTGTCATTGGGTCTACGTTAAAATCCTGACCACACCAAATGGGTAGCTTCGGATTAAATGGGTAGTCTCCGACATGCTTAACTCTATCAAACGGATGATAAACTCTACCTGACATACCCTCAAAAGCTGCCTCGAACTCTTGGCGAAAGCTTTTAATGTCCATATCTCGCTTTGCTGATTCTATTTCAGAAGCCGGTATGAAAGGTGAAGAGCTTGTCTTAAACTGCCAAGATTTCCATTCTCTGTCCGAAACTGAGTTAGATTGACCCTTCAGGTATAGTTGATAAAGGTAATTAAACGACTTTGGCGTACCAATGATTAACGCTTCTCCACCTGTTGAAGCTAACGTCGGTCTAATCGCTTGTGACCAAACTTCTTCTTGCATGTCTTGAAATTCATCAAGGCAGACTCTGTCCAAAGCCACACCTCGAAGTGAATCGGGGTTATCCGCACCTTTGCACTGAATTACTGAGCCATTCTTAAATTTTATTCTAAGGTCGGAATCGTAAACTCGCTTGATTAGTTTTGGATCGAGCGAATTTTTTAGATCTTCCCAAATTATCTGCTTTGCCATCGTGTAACTAGGCGCAATATACCAATTGGTTGAACCAGGCTTCTTACACGCACCAGAATTTAACCAGGCGGCTGATAATTTAGTTTTACCCCAACGTCTACCCGCTACGACCACTTTAAATCGTCTTGGGTCAGCATATACTTCGTATTGTCTAGGGTGTAATTTAAGCGAGGTTTTTACCGCGCTACTGATACTTTTTAAGGCAGAACGCCCTACCATTCTGCCTCTTTTAATTTCTTGAAGAAGCATTAGTTAATCCTCGTCGATCATCGTGTCCATTTCTTCAAGTTCTTTTTCTTGATTTCGTTGAATCTGTTCTATTTCGTCTGCGGTCATTTCGAGAACTTCAATTTTGTTTGCAGTAGTCTGATCTGCTCCGCCATTTTCATCTTCACCGAACATACCCAATGCGAATCGTTTTGTATGAAAGCAGTTTTGAACAATTCGACTTGCAGTTTCCAATGCTTTGAAATCATGAACCGCAGTGCCTTCTCTCAAACCGTCTTCTTTGATGTGTTTAAATATACCGATAAGATTATTTTCGATAAGACTCGACAGAGAAACGGCTTTTTCACGCGCTTGGTCTTTCTTGGAAATTAAGTCACGTACCTTCGCCTCCATCTGACGTTCAATGGCGTCTTGAGCTTTCTGTTCGTAATAATCCGAATTCTTACCCTGCACCCAACCTTTTTCACGCAATAGATACTTAACTTGTTCAAGTGACAAGCCTACATCTTCCGAAATTTCTGGAATAGTACCTAATCCCG